GGGGGATCAGTCCAGCTCGGTGGTTCAGGGATTGTCCATTTTGCTCCAGCAGCTCAACGATCAGTTACTATCCGGCGGCTTTGACTGGTTCTTTAACGCGGTCGGCAACGGAATGCAGATGCTCGGCTACGCGATGCAGTGGGTGGCAGACAACAGCAGCACATTGATTTCTGTTTTAAAAACAGTCGTTATTGCGCTGGCTATTTATCAGACTGCGATGAAAATGGCTGCTATTATGACTGAGGTGATGAATTTAGCGACGGGCATTGCCTCTGGAAACATTTTAAAAATTATTGCCTCGATTACTGGAGGAATAGCGGGAGTTGCTGCATTTAGCTTACTGGATAATTTGTTGCCGGATACGACACAAAATGGAATGTTTGACGATCTGGATCAGGCGCACGCCAATGCCAAAAAAGAGATGGCTGATTCTAAAACGCCGACTCTGAGCGCAATGAATCAGAAGGTTCAAGCGGAGATTACCAACACGGCCCCGATTGCGGTGACCGGTGAGGTGGAAATTCAAAAGGAAGTGCTGCGGTACCAGTTTGATCTGGCTGCGCAGAAGGCGATGGCGGTGTTCCGGATGCAGCAGTTTGTGCCGCAGGTTATCATCCAAAACCAAAATGTAAGCCAGACGGCAGACCTCAACGAAATCAATCTCAGCCTGGGGGACATGGTCTACCAGAATCAGCAGCTGCAGCCAGCGGGGGTATATGCATGACCTATTATATCAATTTAGGCGGTATTTTGTTGTATGGAATAAAGAGCGTCAACGACGACGGCGAACGCGAGATTACCTCTTATGACGGCATCGGGCAGGGCTTCTTCCCGGTGCCGGAATCCCGAAAGCTGCGCACGTGGACGATCGAATGCGAAATGACGGAGAAAAATCTGAATGGGCTGCCGAATTGGTCTGCTGCCAGCAAGGTTTTCACTGCGTTTGAGGTGCTGCTTGCCACAAAAGACCCCAGCCGCTTCATTTTTGTTTCGGACAACCGAAGTGAATCGATGTCTGGCTATCTGACTGGATACAGCAAAAAGGAGGAACACCCCGGCGTTTACAGTGTGACGGTAAAGGTGACGGAGTATAAGGCCGCCGGTGTGAAAACGACGGATATTCCATATATTAAGCGGCCTGGGAAAGCACCAGCCATTCCGAAAACAGTGACGTTTAACAGTAAAACCACACCGTACAAACTAAAGCAGGATGAGAAAAAAGATGATGAAATAAAGCATACAGGCATAGTGGCGGATTTTCATCTTTTGGAAAGCCAAACAAAGCCAAATATAAGCGGCACCGGTGGCGCAACAAAGAGCACTGGTGGAAGTGGGTATTCCGGTGGTGGTAAGGGTGGAAGCCGAGGCAAGATTTCTGACAACAAAACCGGAAAGCCAGTTATCAATCCAGCTACGCTTAAAGATGATCAAGCTTACTCATATTCTGTTGCTAAGAAAGCCCCTGAAATTTATTCAGGGGTAAAAAGTGCTCTTGATGTAATTAAGGGTGCTGTTTCGAAATATGCTTTATCTGTTCCAACGGGCGCTATCGGCGGTAACAATTAGGTAGGTGATGCAATGCTTTTGATCAACAATACCGATATTTCTGATATCGCGCTGAATGTAACGTATCAATCCTCCTGGAACAACGGAGCCGGGCAGTTGACTTTTGATTACCCTTCCTTGAAAGCTGGAATGTTCCCGAATGGCAGCACGGTTGTTTTCACTTACGGTAATGCAAATGTTTTTTACGGATTTCTGTTTACGACAAAGCAGGATACAAAAAAATTCAGTTGTATCTGCTATGATCAGCTGAGATATTTCAAAGCCAAAAACTCCATTATTCGGCCGGTCTGTACGCTGTCAGAGTTTTTGAACACAGTAGCGGCGGCGATCGGCGACCGGGTGAGGCTTGGCCAGGTTGACAGCACTGTTGCAAAGCTGACACAGTATCGATTTGATAATCAGACTCACCTGGATATGATTTATAAATCGATCGAGGAAAATCTGTATACAAACGGATACTGGTATGTTCTGCGCGATCACTTTGGAGCGATTGAGCTGCGCGATCTTGTAGACCTGCGGCTGCCGATCCTGATTGGGGACGGCTCGATGGGGACCGGCTTTGATTATGAGCGATCCATCGACGAGGATACCTACAACTACATTAAAGTAGCTAGGGACGATAACAAAACAGGCATTTGTAATAGCTATGTTTCGATGGATCCAGGCAATATCAAAAACTGGGGAAAGCTGATGCTCTTTGATAAGGTAAGCGTCGATCTGAATGAATCCCAGCTGGCGGTGCGTGCGAATCAGCTGTTGCAGTTGAAAAACCGGGAAACTCGAACCCTGAAGATCGACTGCATGGGGGATACCCGGGTGTTTGGCGGCAGCGGCATCCGGATAAAAATCGCCGAGGCCGGTCTGGATTTGTGGGCGGTTGCAGACCAGGTAACACACAATTTTGGTCACAACAAGCACACCATGAATCTGGAATTGAAATTTGTGTGGTGATGATATGGATTTAAATACCGCAATTAAAAGCATCGTAAAGGAATACCTGCAAAATGAGGCCCTGTGCGATCTGATCTATGGAACATGGGGTGGTTCCAGTATTAAGATAGATAACCGGCCCTTGGTAGTTCCTCTCGAAATGGTGGATGTGCCGAAGGGACTTACGGTAACGATCGGAGCGCGGGTCAGCCTGATTCAAAAGCACGGCGGCCAGCGATTTGCAGTGATAGGGGTGATTGGATGAGCGTACTGAAAACCTATGGCGACGATACAGACAGTTTTCATCCCTCTAAAACATGGAGGCTGTCCGGGAACCGTCTGCAGGGAATGATCGATGGAAGGGAGGCCGCCGCGCAGGCGGCTGACCTGACGCTTTCCACAGAGCGGTTTTTCTATGACATTTTTTCGTATGATTATGGTGTGGAGCTTGCCGATCTGATCGGAAAGGACCGTGAATATGCGAAGGCGGATTTGCGGCGGCGTATCGAAGAGGCGCTCGGCGAGGATGACCGGATTGCGGGAATCTCTGATTTTACCATCGATTTTGATCGGGAAGCCGCAAATGTACGCTTTACAGTAAATACCATCTTTGGGGATTTTGACACGGAAAGGAGTGTAACATTTGGCTGAAGCTTATGAATACGAAGTAATCCTGAAGCAGATGCTGGATCAGGTGCCGGACGACATCGATAAGCGCGAAGGGAGCATCATTTACCACACGCTGGCGCCGACCGCCTTTGTGCTGGCCCAGCAGGCGTATATGATCGCGTACCTGACAGACCTGCTGTTCGCAGATACGGCGCAGGAGGAATGGCTGGATCGGGTCACATCGGATTTCGGCATCGACCGAGAACAAGCGACGCAGGCAGTACGGCAGATCAACACGTTCGATAATTCCGGCGCGCCGAAAGATATTCCGATTGGCAGTCGTTTTGCAATGCAGGATGTCTCCTTTACCGTCACAGAAAAGCTTGCGGCAGGCCAGTACAAAGCCATCTGCGACCAATCCGGAATTCAGGGCAACGCCTATGGCGGCAACATTTTGCCGGTAGACAACATCAACGGCCTTGCGTCGGCAGAACTGGTTGCCCCTGCGCTCATCCCCGCGCGGGATCAGGAAAGCGATGATGATCTTCGTGCACGGTTTCACACTGCAGTGCGACAGCAGCCCTACGGGGGAAACATCGCGGACTACAAGGAAAAAACGTTGGCCATTGACGGCGTGGGAACCGTTCAGGTATTCGGCGCCCCTTCGATGGGCGCCGGCCGGGTTGGGCTGATCATTGGCGATGAACAGGGCAACACAGCCACGCAGACGCTGGTGGACAAGGTGCAGGCCGTGATGGGCACAGACGGTGACGGAATTGCGCCGATCGGCCACACGGTAACAGTGGGAACCTCTGTTAATCTGCCCGTTAATGTAACGGCGCAGATTCGATTGAGAGCCGGAGCCAGCTTAGAGCTTGTAAGACCGTCGGTGGAACAGGCAATTGCCGATTACATCGGCAGCATCGATTTTGCCGCGGAAACGCTGTTTTACGCAAAGCTGGTCGCGAATATTCTGAACGCACATGAGAGCATTGTCGATGTTGGTACCGTGACCATAAACGGCGCCAGCGCCAATCTTTCCCTGCAAAAAAGCTTTGCCGCATACCAGGTGCCGACAATCGGAACGATCACAGTGAGCGAGGTGACCGGCTGATGTTTTATGATCATAAAAACGATTTGAAAGGCTATCTGATTGAAAAACTGCAGGATGTCGTTGAGATCGACGCAATCGCGGGGGTCGTGAATATTCAGATGGATGCTTTATCGGAGCAGGTACGGCGGATGGTAAAGAACAAATCCGTTTCCACCTGCGACGAGGCGGGAGCACAGCGCTGGGAGCGCTTGCTTGGCGTGTCCTCTCCGCTGAATTCTACCTTGCAGGCACGGCGCGACGCGCTCAAAGCCAAGCTGATGACAAAGCCGCCGATCAATGTCAATGTATTGCGGGGGATGGTAGAGGCGTATATGGGCCTTGGCGTTGACGTCAGTGTGCAGGATTGTGTCATCAAAATCCGCTACCGCGGAGAAAGCCGCGTGGCCGACCTGAATCCGCTGTACGCGACGGCCTATGAGACGATCCCGGCGAATCTTCTGTTGGATATTGCTTATCTCTATGTAACCTGGGATGAGCTGGACGCCCAATCGATCACCTTCGACCAGCTGGACGCGAAGAACTTAACCTTAACGCAATTAGAAAGGGGCGAGTGGATTGCCTGATATTACTACATTATTTGAAGGAACCGACGGGGTATCCCGCACTCTGTTCAACCAGAAGCTGAGCGATGTTAACGCGCATGGAAATGATGGTGCGATGCATGTCACGGAGGCAGAGCGAGAGAAGTGGAATGATGGCGTCATTACCCCCGTTACCCACACCCGCACAGGCACGGCCAACAACCTTGTTGTACCTGCCAGCGCTAAAAATCTCACCTTTTTGGCAACCGCAGACATTGCCGAGGGCGACACATGGACGGTCAACGGCCAGCGGGTAACCGCGGTGCTGCAAAACGGCGAGCCATTGCCTGGGGGTCTGTTCAAGGCGGGCTGCTGGGTGACCGGAGTGTATTGGGATGGTACACGGCTGGGTTTTAATACGGCTGGCGGAAATGTAAAATATAATCTTTTCTGTCAGCCTACGCAGCCGATCAAAAAAGATGGTATTTGGATACAATGCCAAGCCAATTTTAATAAAATCGTAACTAAAAGCTCTTTCAGCACAGGTTTAGGATGGACTGGTGAGGCAGCCTCTGCTATTCCGATTAATCCTGATGCACTTTCGGGTAATGTAATTCTCACTATTGCTCAGGGAAGTTATGTCTTTATCTTATCTGAAAATACTTCTAACTACGATTTTAGAGGAACCTTTTATAATAGAAACACGAATACTTTCGGAACAGCATTTGCAATAACTAGAAGTGTTTCAGCTAATCCGTACAACTTTGTAAGAGACTCGTTTATGTGCTATACCAAAAAATCGGATAGCGACATCAGATACTTCACTTTCAGGGAGTACTGGACGAATGACGATCGCGAAGACGCTTGGCTCAGAAAACCGTTTTACAAAGTAGACTTCGCGACGCGTACTCTTTCTGTTGTCTTTACACTAGAATGGAACAACTACTCTATTGTATCGACATACAGAGATTTAGCAAGTGGGTATTGCCCTGAGACGAACGAAGTCCTCTTTATTGAAACAGCTCAGTATAATATGAATGGTAATCAGTATGATGACTGGCGTACAAATATATACTGGTACAATATGGATACCGGAAACTATACTAATTCCCATCTCTTACATTGGCGGCATTATAGAGATGGAAGAGACAACCCTGATTCTGGAGAAGTTATGGCCAGAGATTGGTATCAGAATGCAGGGTTTAGAAACGCGTATATCTATACGTCTCCTACAGACTCTACAGTATGGTACACCAGAGGTCCTACGACGCTTTTTAAAATTACAAAAACATCTAACGATATCATTATACTAGCTACTGGTCAAACGGCTACAGCAGGAAGCGGTCTGATAAACGGCTGGAATCAGAATCAGTATCAGAACAAAAGCGTGTATCTGTACCAGTCTGGTACTACTGTTCAAGTAGCGTTATATAATAGACAGACGAATTCCTTAGAAACTGTCAGTACAATTTCTGGGGTTTCGAGCAGCACTTCTTTCTGTAATGCAGAAGGGCGTCTCTATATTTTCAATGTAGCAAGTCAGGTAAGATATTTCTCTTTTGACACAAAGCAAACTGTAACACTTACTACAACGGCTACTTATCCGAAATCTTCTGCCCCGCCCGGAGCGTATTTGCCTAGTCTACAGATAATTTTAATCTTCTCTTCCAGAAGTAACTCCGCCGGATTTATTCTAAATAAGGAAGGTCTTCCCGACGGGACGTTAGCTATCCAAACCGAAGAGTTCTCTAATAAGTACGCACTTATTTCGGGAACAGATTTCAAATTAGACAGCTATTTTAAAAATGTCTGGAAGATTGAAAATGGTGAGTACAAGGAATATCCTACCTATATCGGTAATGGTACTTCTTGGGTCAAATTTAAAAACTAGTAGAGTTTATTCTAATTATTTATAACAGGTGTGCATTGATTTTCACACCTGTTTTTTGTTGCGAGAAAGGAGAAAAATCAAATAAATGAGTAAAACCAATATTGGTCTTGTAGCTTTTGTAGAAGGGGCTGAAAAAGCGCAACTTGGTTATGTTTATGGCACTTTCGGCCAGATGTGTACGGTTGCACTATTAGACCAAAAAGCAAAACAGTATCCAGCAAATAATCTTGCTGGTGGGGCAATGCGAAAAGTTGGAGAAAAATGGCTTGATCGTATAGTAGCGGACTGTTCTGGCTTAATAAAATATTATTTGATGGCCGATAATGTAGGAGAGCAACCTGTTTATGATCCAAAATACGATACCAATTTATTCAATATAGCATCAGAAAAAGGAACAATTGATACTATGCCAGATATCCCCGGAATCTGTTTATATCTTCCCGGCCATACTGCTGTATACATTGGTAACGGTCAAGTTGTTGAGGCTGCCGGTACAGCTTATGGAGTTGTAAGGAGTAAACTGCCCAACTGTTATACGGGTAAAAAGTGGACACATTGGTATAAAGTGCGGTGGATTGAGTATCTCGAAACGAAAAGTGTGGCGGCCCCTATTTTTACCGCCCCCACAGTCACCGGCCTGACGCTCGACACTCCCAACGGCAAGGATCTGACTGTGGGCGAGCGGTATACTGTCTTGGCCAAATGCAAGGAAAAACCCGCCGTTACCACCACCGGACGCGACGTGATCGCCGTATCGGAACCGCGCCTTGATCCGAAAGGCCGCGGCTGGCTGATCGACGTTCAGGGTCTGCCGCCGGAACCTGTGGTAAGGCATGGACATATTATGGTCACGTCGGGTGGACAGACCGTACAGTGCAATTTTAATGTGCGCTGAAACATCAGGTTCCATCTGACGGAAAGAGGGGTATCAAATGAGCAAAATCAATTGGGCACAGAAGCTGACATCCCGTAAATTTTGGATGGCGGTTGCGGCCTTCGTGGTTGGCGTGCTGGCTCTGTTCGGAGCAGACGCGAACGTTGGGCAGCAGGTCAGCGGTGTATTTCTGTCACTGGGCGCAGTCGTTGCCTATATTGCCGGTGAAGGATATGTGGACGGGCAGGCAGCGGGAGAAGACAAAACGGAATAGATGGGAAAGCCGCATACTCAATGTATGAATGATGCTGAGAAGAACGGATCACAAAAGAAAGCCCTCAACCACAGGAAAATCTGTGGCTGGGGGCTTTTGTCATATTACAGTTTCGTGTGAGGCTCCGCCTGCCGCGGAGGAAAGTATCCGCTGTGCCAGCAGCTCAATATCGTGAAAAACTGTCAGCTGCCCGGCCTCACGGCGGAAGGATGCCGCGTTCGGCAGGCCCTTAAGATACCACCCGGCATGCTTGCGGGCTTCGCGCATCGCGCGGTTTTCTCCCTTATCCTCGCACATGGCACGCACATGGCGCAGCATCACGAGCAGCCTCTCGTTTAAGGTGGGCGGCGGCAGGAGCACTCCTGTCGTGAGGTATGCGTGAATCTCGCGGAAAATCCAGGGATTCCCCAAAGCGGCACGGCCGATCATCACCATGTCGCAGCCGGTCTGCTCCAGCATTTTGGCGGCGCTTTTCGCATCGGTTACATCCCCGTTGCCGATCACGGGGATTTTTACTGCCTGCTTGACCGCTGTGATGATCTCCCAATCCGCGCTGGGCTGGTACATCTGCTCGCGGGTTCTCCCGTGAACGGCGATCGCGTCTGCTCCCGCCGCTTCGCAAATCTGCGCCACTTCTACGGCGTTGACGCTGTTTTTATCCCATCCCTTGCGGATTTTTATCGTTACCGGCACATCTACCGCAGCTTTGACTGCCGCCACGATTTTGCCGCAGAGTTCCGGATCCTTCATCAGCGCGCTGCCGCTGCCGTGACCCCGGCCACTGGTTCCGCATACCTTCGGCGCAGGGCATCCCATATTGATGTCGATGGCGTTGGGAGAAAAATTCATCGCGATTTCCGCTCCGCGCGCCAGATAATCCGGCTCATCCCCGAACAGCTGAATCGCCGCCGGCCGCTCTGTATCAGACAGCTTCATCAGCTGGTTTGTCTTATAGTTTTTATATGTCAGGCCCTGCGCGCTCACCATTTCGGTCACGACATACCCGGCACCGAAATCCACACACAGCTGGCGGAATGACGCGTCGGTAATCCCGGCCATCGGCGCGAGAGCCGCGCGGCCCTCAATTTGAAAAGAACCCAGTTTCAAGTAAAAAAATCCTTTCGGTTAAAAGTGAAAAGTCTCGATATAATATACCACAATCCGGGGCGAAAAGCACTTAATTTTTTTGCTGGAAGATGTTATAATAACCTCACGGCGCAAGCCGAAGCGAAGCTTCGGGCGCCTGAGAGAACATTGAAACAGAATAAACCGGGATCAAGGAAGAACTGGTTGTTATAATGAAAGCTGTTTGAAAGGCATTCTGTTATAATAATCTCACGGCGCAAGCCAAAGCGGAGCTTCGGGCTCCTGAGAGACCATTAAAACAGAATAAACCAAAGAACTGGTTGTTATAATGAAAGCTGTTTGAAAGGCATTCTGTTATAATAACCTCACGGCGCAAGCCGAAGCAGAGCTTCGGGTGCCTGAGAGAACATTGAAACAGAATAACTGGAATAAAGAAAGAACTTGTTGCTCTAACGAAAGTCGTTTGAAAGGCATTCTGTTATAATAACCTCACGGCATAAGCGAAAGCAAAGCTTTCAATGCCTGGGAGAACGTTGAAACATGATAATATCGCTTAAAAAACGTCTTTTCATAATCAAGTGGGGTTTTGTACTTGCTATCATGTTATAATAACACAATAGAGTAAACAGGGGAGACTCCTTTTTAAATATATCTGGTCCGCTATATTCAGCGGAGGAATGGAGAAGAATGATGAAATTACTGGTGCTGGACGGAAACAGTATCCTGAATCGCGCGTTTTACGGGATTAAACTGCTGACTACCAAGGATGGCCATTTTACCAATGCGATTTACGGTTTTCTGACGATGCTCAAAAAGATGTGGGATGAGACGCAGCCGGATGCAGTCGCCATTGCGTTTGACCGCAAGGAGCCCACGTTCCGCCACCTGGAATACGACGGCTATAAAGCCCAGCGCAAGGGAATGCCCGAAGAGCTGGCGGAGCAGCTGCCCGTTTTAAAGGAACTGCTGGAGCTGCTCGGCTACCCTCTGGTGGAGCAGGCAGGGTTTGAGGCGGACGACATTTTGGGCACGCTGGCCAAGGCCAGCCGCGAGCAGGGCGCGGAATGCGTGATTGCCACCGGGGACCGCGACAGCCTGCAGCTGGTGGGTGACGGCGTCACGGTGCGCCTTGCCGCAACCAAGTTTGGGCAGCCGCAGGTAACGGTGTACGACGCCGAGAAAATCCGCGAGGAATACGGCGTGGAACCGCCCCAGATGATCGAGATCAAGGCGCTGCAGGGCGACAGCTCCGACAATATCCCCGGCGTGGCGGGCATC